GGAACAAATAAGCAATACAATCCACTTTTTGTTTGACCATTTGCATTTCTTTTAGAAGGAAGAGAATCATCAAAAAGAGATTTAAAATTTCTCCCACCTTTATCTAAAGCATTTGATGTTGATCCCATCATACATTTACCAATAACTTTACTCCCTAATCGTAAACATGTTTTAGTTACACGCCAGTTATTAAGTATGTTATCTGGACGTTCCCATTTACCACTCTCATCATGTAAGAGTAATTGTAATTTTTCACCATCATAACTATTGTCTCCAGTATTTTTCCAGTCAATAGTTGTATCTAATCCCTCTAACTCATCATCTGTTAAATGAAACATATTCTTTTTAGTAATCTTAGACGCAGGAACTCTATATGCTAATTCAGTTTTAGGTTTATCCATACCATCCTGTATAGGTTTAAAAAAGAATGGATAATTATTAGATATAGGTACTACTTTATCTGTAAACATTTTTTTAGCATCTGCTCCACTTTTAGAAAGTATACCTATTCTTGAGTCTTTAGTAATAGTAGCTTGATTAACTCCCTCGCAAGAACTCATAAAAGAAAATCCTGAACGTCTTATTTTTAAATAACACATACCAAAACTTCTTTTATCAGCTTTGCATGCCTCCCAAAATAAATAGAAAATTCTATTAGCTTCTCTGAAGTCGGGATTTCCGACATCAATCTTAGTCCACTGAAGGTACATGTAATGAGTTCCTGTTATATAAGTGGGAACCCCATTATTCATAAACCAATAACCCTGTTCTCGTTTATCAAACTCTGATTCTATATAGTCAACCCACTTATCCTTAAATATATCAGGAGTATCATGCCACTGAAATATAGATTTTATCCTATTTAATTCCTTTGGTATTGGAGTAGAGTGCCAGTATTGTTCTTCTTTTTTATTATCTCTTTTATATACATCTTTAGGGGGTTTTGGTAATGCAATCTTTAGCCCATTAATATCTATAACAGATCCAATCTGACCTGTCTTTGATATAACAACCACATCATACTTTTCATTATACCCATATAACCAAGTCCTACCCCTGTTCTTATTAACTATAACAGAGTTTGTAATGAGCTTATTTACTTTAGTATATAATTTATTTTGATCTTGACTCTGCAAATCCTTTTGGGGTATTAGTTTTTTTATCAGCTACCTTTCCATCTAACAACGCTTTTTCTTCTTCAATTCTTTTAAGTATCTCAAAAGCATCAAAGATAGCTAACTTCTTAGTAGCTGCAGCATTCTTTAATTTATCAGCAGCTAAAGGATCTTCTGCATCAACCTTTATAATTTCAGCCTTAGCAACCTTTACAAGTTGCTTAACTGCTTTTTCTCCAGCCTCTATTATACTTATCTTAATCTCTCTTATGTCCATCTTCATTTCTTTCTGTTAATTGCTCTAATGCTTTATCATATCCTGGCATTAATTTTAATAATTCTAAACAGCCAACAACAAGCTCTCTTGTTTTTTGCTCTTCAATAATTAACATTTTTAAATTTTCTGTTACCTGATCGTTCTTAGATTTTAATAGTCCGATGTTTTTTTGCACTCCCATGATTTAATTTTTAAATTTATAAAATATTACATATACCTGTCTTCCTTCTTTCCAAGACTTATTAGGATACTTACTATGAAAGTAATTAGCAGGATAAGATATTATTCTGTTTTGCTTATATCCAGAAACAGAAACTAATCTCCACATATCTAATTCCTCTGAATCTTTTCTTAGAGTTCTATCATATTCTTCATCCGTTATATGAGAAGGTAAACTATCACCATACACCTCATGTTCCCAAAACGCTGTACCATGAAGCTCCTCCCTTTCTCTTGGAGACATATAAATAACCGCTGCTCTATCTGGCTTTTCTCCTTTTATATTTAAATCCGAATGTATACGCCAAGTGTTGTCTAACTCATCTGTAGACACTCTAAAGAAGCTTAATATCTTTTCTAATGACTTACCTTCCATTAGCCCTAACTTCCTTAAAACGTAGTTATCGAATGACTCTGGAGATTCCTGTACGTAAAAGTCTTTTTCTCCTACAGTATGTTTTAAAAAATCTCCTTTATTTAAATAATCAGTAGCAATTTTAAATAAATCTTTATCTATAAAATTATCTAAAGTATATATCATAATACCATAGTTATATTATTAGTAAACATTCTATATAGTTTTTCATCATCCACAGTAAATGGATATTCACTTTCTGGAGTAAATGATATTTGATCTCCAACGCTTACTCCTAAATCTAATAGTTCTTGATTAATATATTTTACCGTACCAAACAATGGCTCCTCTTTACAATTTTTAAATAGATAAGAATCTTTAGTAGACATTGGTTTTATAAAACAATATTTACCCCAAGCCTTCCAATTATCATCTTGCTTATATAAAAAGAATTGATCAGGGTCTACTAAGAATAAATTGTCTTTTAGAAAACTACGTCCACTTTTTCGCCTACCCTTTACGTCATTATAAAACTTAAATACATTATGGTGAACTAATAAAGTGTCTCCTTTTTTTATAGGTCCATTATAATTTATAGGTAAGGATATAACTGTAGCTAATCTATTAGATGCAATATGGTCTTCTTCAGAAACGCTTGTAATAAATTCAGTATTACCTATTTCTTTTGTATTGTCATACCTCTTATTATTTAAGGGGGTAACAATAAAGTTATATGGAGACCTCATTAAAAGTTTATATTAAACTCTAACGATATTGGTAGTGTAGTTAAAAATTCTTTCCATACATAAATAACATCACCTTTTTGAATCCATATTTTATATGAACTCTCTACATGCTGAATAAGATGTATTTTATGTGACCCCCCTAAGACGTCTTGCCCTACAATATAGTGCATTGCGCCTGACTTATAGTCTGCGCCAATTGATATTTTTCTAATGTCCATTTCATTTAATTTAATTTATTTTTATTTATGTTGCAAAAGGTACAATATGCATAGAAACATAACCTTGTATACTTACAGTCGCATTATCCCCCCTTACAGTAAAAACAAGACTTTGTGTTTGTGTTAAACTTATATTTAAAGCCCCTCCTCCAAGAGCAGTAAAGTCTGCACAAAATTTACCACCTCCCACTGGTACCGTAACTGTACCTACTCCAGTTGCAACTTCTCCGTTACATAAATCAAGTTTATATAAGTCAAAAGTAAGGGAAAGTTCGTTATTTGCAACACCTGTAATATGAGCAGAACATACTTTACTTCCCTCTGCGCCAGCTGCACATGAACCTTCACCTGTATAATCATTTGAAAAAACTGTACCTCCTATTAATTCTATATCATTCCAATTATTTGGAGCATTTGGAGATCCAATTGAGACAAGAGTATCCGCTCTAAGTGAATTAAATCCATTTTGCAGAACATTACCAAAAGAATGAAATCCAAAGGATTGATTAAAATTTGTATTAACAGCAGAAAAAGTAAATCTTTCTATATATCCTCCTGCTCCTCCTGCTCCTCCTGCTGGTGTTGCCCATGTACCATCTGCCCTTAAGAAAGTTGTTGTTTGTGAAGATGCTATTGAAGATGGAACATATCCTACAAAATTAGATCCACTAAATACATTGTTTTGAAGACTCAATACAGTACCAGCAATTGAAGCATTCAATGGAGCAGTATTATTATTTCCTAAAGTCTGAGTTACGGACTGAACACCCGAACCTACAGGGGTTACCCAACTACCATCTGCTCTTAAGAATGTTGTGCTTTGATCTGAAGCTGATGAATCTGGAACATATCCTACAAGATTAGATCCACCAAATACATTTGAATTCAAAGTTAATGTAGCCCCACCTATACTACCTGATACAGGTGATGTTAGTCCAGAAGTTGTAGTTAAAGATAAAGTAGTTACACCTGCACCTGCACCAATTACTTGCCATGTACCATCACCCCTTAAAAAAGTAGTAGCAGTTCCGCCAAGTGGAACAAAACCTATAGAACCACCTCCAGCATACGTTTTAGGAGTAATTACAACCGCTCCTGTTGTTGCATTAAGTGCTAATGGAGATGAATTTACTGAGGGTATTGCTGTTGTTAAATTTAATGATGTTACACCACCAGCTCCAGGTTGCCATGTACCATCACCCCTTAGGAATGTTGTATTATTTCCTCCTGTAGGAACCATACCTATATTTGAACCACCATTATATCTTAATAAGGTAATTGTAGATGCGGATCCAGCTGTATTATTAATTGTACAACCCTCAACAATTGCAGTTGTGTTAAGTAATGAAGTATTTGCAATTAAAGAAGTTGTACCAGTATTTTTGAATGTTAATTGTGACGAACTATTTCTTGTAATTGTTAGGCCTGGTGCTGTTGCTGTTAAGCTAATATCTTGAACTCCCGCATTGCTATCTAATAAACTTAGAGAAGTTGTTCCATTTGGCACGTCATAAGTATAAGTAGTATCTACCAAACCTGGAGAAACCCATGAAAGAACACCTCCTAAAATTCCTAAAACCTGACCGTTTGCTCCTATAGATCCTCCCGTATCTTGTATGCTTGCAGGGATAACTTTTGGTACAGTTAAAGTTGAAGTTCCTGTTAAAAGTATACTTTGAGCAGAGGTATTACCCATTGATAGAGTATTATCTAAATTACAGCAAGCTATATTCACCCAAGATAATCCAGTTGCTGTTGAGCTTAATATTTGACCTGATCCTCCAGGAGATAAAGATGTATCTAATATAGTACCAGCAGTAAGAGAACCTGTTATATTTATAAGTGCATTAGTTCCTGTAGCGGTATTACCCGCATCTAATACTTGTTGTAATGTGTTTGTACTTGATGCTGGTGTAATCCATGAAACTCCAGATCCTGTTGATGATAACACCTGCCCAGCTGTTCCAATAGTAGTACCGTCAGAAACTGTTGATGATAATATTATTGGTCCACTAAATGTATTCTGTCCTCCCCAAGAATTTGTTCCTAATGAAGTTATACTATTGTTAGCCGTAAATGATGTTGTACTTGTTCCTGTGAATATTATTCCAATATTATTAGCGGTATTTCCTCCAAGTAAAGTAGACTGTAAAGGGCAGCAAGATGCTGATGGTATAGAACTTGACCACTCTAATCCTGTGCCTGTAGATACTAACCATTGCCCTACTGTACCTGTTGATCCCCCAGCACTTATTTGACCTGTAGTGTTAAAAATTAAGTCTGTAGAATTAATATTTACATTACCTGTGAATGTACTAACTCCTGCATTTGTTAAAGTTCCAGCAGAGTTTATAGCTACTCCACTACCTACTCCATTTGCTGTAAATATACCACTGTTTAATATTATGTTTTGTGAAGATGTATTCCCTACTGTTAGCGTTTGATCTAAGCTTTGATTAGTAGCCCCAGCCGCAGCAATCCACTGTAATCCTGCACCAGTAGAACTTAAAACCTGCCCTGCCGTACCCACTCCATTATTAGCTCCTATAGTAGTAGGCTGAACCATACCTGTAACTATTATGTTACCCGTAAGGTTAATATCTTCTACTGCGGTATTACCAGTAGTTAAAACTGATTGTAAATCTTGAGCAACTCCTCCAGCCCCTGTTAAACTACTTACTAAAAATGTAACGGTTGCGTTATCATTACTAACATCAGTTGCAATTAGTAAGTCATTTGATGCAGGAAGTACCGTAGGATATACGGTGGTATTTTCTATTTTTGCCATTACTTAGTTTTTTACAAAGATAATAAAAATAAATTTACTATACTCCTTTTATTGATAGTCGACATCCAGTAATAACAGTTGTGATCCCCGTTCCTGTTGAAGCTCTACCTTCTATCCAAAATTGTACCCTAAATTTAGAACTTTCTTGTTCTATATCTTCTAAAACAGTGCTTGAACCACTTCCCGCATATATATACCCATATGATGAGCTGGCTTGACCAACTCCTCTATCATAATTATAAACCTCTGTTCCTTGTATATCTTCCCACCTTTCTCCTGAATCATTTAGTTTCTGAACAACAGCTGCGGCTAATATTCTATTAGGATTTGTACTTGCAATACTTGCAAAATTTAAATTAATTTCTATAGTTTGTGTATTATCAACTGTAATTTCATTTCCATTTGAATTAGATGACATATTTACAGCAACAATACTATTTCCTGGTAATAATAATGTTGTTCTTGATAACACAGAACCTCCAGAACCAATTGATTGCGTTGATGTAGGATAAAAAGATCCTTTATCTCCTGACGGACCTGTTGCGTTTAGTGTAACTGCACCAGATGTTCCTCCGCCACTCAATCCTGATCCCGCAATAACATTAGTAATAGTACCTACATTAGAAGTCTTATTATTAAAAAGTTGCCAATCAGCACTTGTTAAGTAACCATTAGCTGATGAAGTTGCAGCTGGCATTGAAATTGCTGGAGTTGTGCCTCCTGATGATACAACAGGAGATGTACCCGTTACTGCTGTAACTGTTCCTGTATTTGTAGTATAACCAGCACCGTTACTTAACTGATTATTATTAGTTATATAATTAGCATTAGTTGCTCCTGTAAATCCAAGGTTTCCAAGTGTTAGAGTTCTTGTTGTTGCAGATGTAGCTACACCATTTGTAAAGTTTAAAGTTGCAAATACAGTAGAAGTGTTAAGAGTATTATTTTGATTAATACCTATAGTTGTGTTTCCGCTTGAAGTTACATAACCAGCTCCATTGGTTATTTGATTGTTATTAGTAGGAATTGTAGCGCTTGAGAATGCTAAAGTTCCTAAAGCTAATCCGCCAACCTGTATATCTGGCACTTCAATATCATCCTTAAATACTATTGCCATTATTTAAATTTATTTATGCTGCTTTAATTATACTATATGCTAATGTATTTGCCGTTACTGACGCTGCTACCGTAATTGTTATTGCATTTACAGATTGTCTTATTACCCTTGCATAAACAGTATCGTAATTACCACTATTTAAGTACACCTCTACCTGAACCGCTCTTGTTCCAAAATTATGAGTAATTGGAAAGGAAGTTCCAGCTCCAAGAATTCCGTTTTTAGTTGTAGCAGTTGAGATACATGATTCAACCTCAGTACAAAAGTTCTGAACCTGTGATGCTGCTATATCTATTGCTTGATTTGATGCTAATGTTATTAACCCTTCAGCATCTACAGTGAATTTTCCAACTGATGAAGCTGATCCGTAAACACCAGCAGTTACGCCTGAAGTTCCTAATTGAACCCATCCATTAGCCGATACAGTAAAGTTTGCAGAGTCAAATCCAGCAACACCTTTTTCAGTACCTCCATCTGTCGATCCTGCACCTGCAATGTTTGCGTCTTGAATTACTACTGTATAATTAGCAATAGCTGGAGAAGAAT